TTCTTTTTGATGTAGTATAGGAATAGGAGCTACTATATCATCTTCGCAGATTCCACCTAATTTATGAATCAACCATTTTCTAAATTTTTTCATAGCTGCTCCTTAATATCTAACACGTATTTATCAAACCATTCCTTTTGTGCTTTGGTTAATTTCTCTTGGGATTGTTGTTTAGACCAATAATTGAAATATCTTAAAGCATTCTTTTTGAACTCTTTTAGTTCTTTTAGCTCTTCTTTTTGAGTTTTAATTTTATTTCTTGCTTTGTTTATTTGAGTGTTAGGGTTTTTGAAATCCCAATCCACAAAGCCATAAGCCTGTAAGAATTTAATTTTGCGATATTTAACTGCCTTAACTCTTGTTAAGCTATAGTCATTTTCTAATAGCCATTGTTTTAATTCTTCTTCTGGCTTGGCTAACATTACTTGATGAATCATATCATCTTTCATTTTTGAATAAGGATTGTATCCTTTAGTTTCTACTATTTCAACAACACCATTAGGATAGTAAACTACAAAATCAGGTGTGTATGTATTATTTTTTGTAATCCTAATTGGAACTCTAGGATGATAATGAAAATATAAATTTTCCATTCTTAAGTATTTGTAATAATTAACTTCTAAATCACTATCAAATGTGATTCCATCATAATTTACTTTTGGCATTAGTAAACCTCCTTAACAATTAAAATAACCTCAACACTTTTAGATTCATTCTCATAAAAACTTCTTGCCTCTTTAAAGCCTGTCATTGGGTTTACATTTATTGCAGAATCAACTTTTTTTAATTTTAAATTTAATAATTGGCTTACACTCATTTCTTTTAAATTTACTAAATTAGGATTGTTTTTGCTATTTTTAAAATCCTCTAATTCTTTATCTGTCATTTTTACATAAAATTCCATTTTCTTCCTCCATTAAGCGTAAACTATCGCTTCACGCTTTTTAATTGCTTCAACCTCATCAGGTTTGATATATCTTAAAATTTTAATTCTATTTGAAAGTAAAGCTCCATTGCATTCAACTAATGCTCCCAAAGGCTCTATCTCACAATAGCAAGTAGGATTGTAGTGTTTTGATATTTCAGTAATACTTTCACAGAAATGAAATACCTTATCACTAGCATTGCACTTTTGACCGCCTAGAACATTTATTTCATCATTACTAAAATCAGTTTCATACGTTTTACCAATTTCAAACTTGAAATCTTTAAAACCTTTAAATGTTGTATCATTAACTTTAGTGTAGAATCCTTTGTAATAATGATTATTTCTTTTTGGAGCTTTTGCTTTAATAGGTTTAAATGTCTTAAACCATTCATTGAAAGCTGCTTGAACATCTGCATCAGGTAAACAAGATTCGCCTCTACTATGTCCTCTTTCATCACCATAGAATTGTCCTAATTTGCCATTGTAGAATATTTCAGCAGTTGCAACAGGTTTGTTATCTTTCCAAATGAACACTAGGATTTCTTCTTGCATTAAAACTTTATTTACATAATTTTGTCTAATTAAGCATTGATATAAAACATCACATTGCTTCTGGATAACTTCTATATCATCAGCAACAAATATTTGATAACCATTTACTGTCGCATTGTATTTAATCATTGGCTTCATAACTGCTTTTAAGTAATCACCTTTTATTTTTGAGTTTGTTTCTCTTACTGTCTTTAGTTCTTCCATAACTTTGGCATGAGCTTTATCTAAATTACTTGGAAAATGCCAATAAGAATCTTTTATATCATGTCCTACCTTTTGGCACATTTCTAAATAATCAGCATATAATCTAATTTTGTTATAATCTGGAACACCTTTTTTATTTAGGTGTAGGTATTCTTCAAAAGTAATCACTTGCCAATTTTGTTGGTATTTTTCATAAGTCTTTAAATCAGCTTTATATTTTAAGCAACATTGAATAGATCTTAATGTAGTCCACTTGTTCATTTCCTCGTGATGCTCCATTATAAACTTTATAACAGCTTTTCTTTTAGGAAGTGTAAGTTTATATAGTTGTTTATTCAAAGCGATTGTATAAAGCCCTAATTGGCACAATCCCTCAACCTCTGGATGTTCTTTGAAAACATTTATTAAATCCATTAGTAAAGGATTGTTTAAATCTTCTCTATTGATTTTCTTAATAATGTATTTAAAGTTTGGATAAACCTCTAATACATTTTCTATATCTCTATCGCTTGATTTATTTTCAGGATAGCAACCGCCAATTCTTTCGCTGCCATAATTTTGCCAATCATCAGGAACATTGGGAGCATATTGACCGCCGCCATACCAATAACCTGTTTGAATAATTCTTTCTCCTGGATAATAAACTAAATATCCCATATTTGAAACTATGTTTCTAGCAAAAAATCTTTCAGTTCCATAGTAAGTGCCTGTTTCATATTCTCTATAAACATCCAAAGATCTTACTCTATTTTCTTTTCTATCATACCAATCGGCTCTTACAGTTCTTACTAAAAACTTTCTTTCAGTTTCCCAATCTGTTTCAACTTCGATTCTATCTATATATGTTGCTTGATGCGCCATAATTACTCCCTCCTACAACGCTTTGCTATTTCATCGTATTCCTCTTTTGTGATAACACTTAATTTAGCATCAGATTCAAATACTATTTCATATCTAAATTGACTCATTGCTTTATCAACGTTAGTAAAAAGCATACACGCTTCATCATTAGCCCAAGACACTTTATAATACTTTCCTAAATAATCGTTATCAATTTCATTTTTGCTTTGATAATCTTCCAATTCCTTTAAGGCTTGGTCTAAATCCTCTAATGATTCTATGCAATGATCGGTTAGCTTTTCTAATACTGCTAAAATAAAATTATCTAATTCAATGTATTCATCAGGGACACATGAATCACAAGTTTTCTTAAATTCAGCTCTTTGTTCAGCTTCTTCTTTTTTCAACTTATAGGCTTTTAATGAGTTCATATCTCACACCTCTAAAAATCGAATAAAGACATTTGCTTTGGCTTATTAGCTTCTTCTTGAGCCTTTTTCTCGGCAGCCAACTTTTTAGCTTCTGCTTCCTTTTCCTTACGGATACGTTCTTTTTCTTTTTCCTTTTCTTCACGTTCCTTAATTTTAGCTTGAGCTTTCTTAAAGGCTTCCTCTTCGGCTCTCTTTAATTGCTCCTGATAAATTTCGTTTTTCTTATCATTACCTAAAGCATCATAAGCAGCCATAATATCTTTTTCAGTTGGCTTTTGAACTCTAACTTGTTGTCCAGAGCTTGAGCCACCGCCTCGTATTTGACTACTCCAATTATCTTTTAATTGTTCAATATCTAAATCATCTACATAGTAATCATGAATATAGGGATACATTAAACTATCACGACCACCATAAATATTATTTTTAACTAAATTATTCATAACATAATTGATACATTCTTCTTCGCTTCTTGATACATCAGCAAAGCCTTTTAAAAGTATTTCATCATTACTATTTTTCATTAGCTCTTTATAATCTTGAATAACGCCTTTAACTGTTTCAACTATAATCTTTTTGAAATCAGTAGGTTTTTTAGAATCAATGCTACCTTTTCTAGGTTGCTTTGTTTCTTGTTGTTCCTCTTCAACAGTTTCTTCTTCTAGTTCTTCCAAATTATCTTTTGCCATTTTTCTATTCCTCATCTTTCATAGTTTCAGTTAATATTTTAGAAACTTTTTCATAAGCCTCTTTTAATATAGGTGATTTTTCAAAATAATCAGTGTTGAAAACAAACATTCTATATTTATCAACGCCAATTTCACCTGATACAATATCTCCATAAGATACAAAGTGTTTTTCCCCTTTGTATTTAATAGTTAAAATTTCTTTGCTTGGCATGTTTTCCTCCTTACATTTGGAGCAGCTAGGATGCTCAAATGCCCTTTGTATTTAAGTCCGTTTACCAATAATATTTTTAAATGCTCGTTTTTTGTCCTAGCTCGACATATTATTTAAAATACCTAGCATATTTAAATTCTTAAATTAGATTTTTTCGACACCACCAAATGATGCGGTAGGGTCATTTTCTTTTCTAAAGTCTTTGATGATGCGTTCTCTATATTCTTCATAAGTTTCATTAGGTCTTTGCTTATAATCGCTTAATTCGCTATCATCAATTTCATTAAAGCCACCATTTAATTTAGCAGGAACACCATTTTTAAGTTGCCAACCTGCAGCTCTTAATCTTTGGTTGTATTCTTCATCACTTTCGAAAGCGATTCTAAAAGGTGGATTCTCTGCATATTCTTGATGTTCAGCCTTTGGCTCAATCTTTGGCGCTTTATCTTGGCATTTAGAAAGCCAACGGGTTATAAATGATTTAACACCATTTTTAGTTTTACGATTTTGTGGGTTAGATTCTAACCAACCAACCATATTTTTAAATTGTTGCAGAATATCAACTGCAGGATATAATTCCTTATAATGGTCTATATCATCCTTAAAAATTGGATGTTGATAATTGCCAACACAAGGAAGAATAATGAGTGGTGTAGGCTTCTCTCGAGAAACCTCACCGCTAGATTTAGATATATCTTTAGATATAGATAAATCATTATTATTTAATTCTTTAGAATTATCTAATAACTTATTACTTATTACTAATAACTTATTACTGTCATCGATTTTGTTATCGACATCGTTAACGATTTCGTGTTCGATTTCGTTGCTACTTTGTTTCGATTTTGTTTCACGTTCAACACGTTTTCGTTCATTGATTTCATCGATACGTTTCTTTTTATCTTTGTATTTAGCTAAATCTTTCTTTAAAATGTCTTTAGTTAATTTACATAAAACCTTAACCGCTGTGTTATTAGGATATTCAATTTCTTTGTCTAACCATTTATCGTTGCAATAATCAAACATCCAACGAGTCCACATTCCAACTTCTTCATCTGTAAGTTCATCGATATATTGTTTCCAATTCGTATAAACTACAAATGCTTTCTTATCCTCCATAATCAATACCTCCGTATTGTTTACAAATGCCAATCTTAATGTTTTGATATTCAAATTTTGCTTTCATAAGAATTACTTTTCTATCTATCAAATCTGCTTCGGTTGATAAATGAATCAAAAGCATTTCTTGAACATTGGATAAGTCAACTGCTTTACTTAAGAAATGTTTTAAACCTCTAAAGCCTAAATGCGTGTTTATTTGTCGCATGTGCTTATAATCTTTTGGAGCTTTGCTCATTAGTTCATCATCATAGTTGCATTCAACCATAATATGAGTAAACTTGAATTGTTTTAAATCATATTTGCAGATACTAAAATCTGTAGCATATAATAAACATTCATTTTCAGTTTGAACAATTAAAGCACTATTTTTGCATTCACCATGATAGACAGGAAACACAAACAAACGATATTTTGTCTTTTTTGGCTTGTTTAAGACTATTTCTTTAAATTCTTGAGTAAGTCTACCCTCTATCACTTGAACACCCCTTTTAAGCAAGTTTTCTAAATTTGCCGAATGGTCTTTGTGTTCGTGTGATATGAAACAAAATTCTAAATTATTTAGATTTACATTTGAAATAATTTTTCTAATATTAACACCTGCATCTAGGAGGTAAGTTAATCCCTCCTGATGCACAATGTATGAGTTACCTGTTGAGCCAGAACCCAAGCATTTAATTTCCATATTACCAATCAATATCCTTATCTTTCAATGGATTTTCTTTAATACCTAATTGTTTGTTAAAAACTTCTTCTTGAGTAGGCTTTGATTCTTGGATTGGTTTTTTTTCTTCAACTACGTTTGGAGCAATTGATCCTGTTTCTTCGATTTGAGCTTCTAAAACTTGATTTTCATCATATTTAGTTTCTTCTGTTGTTGGAGTAGCATTTTCATTGTATTCATCATTTTCAATTACATTGTTAATTAAAAGTGATTCATCAGTTGATTGGTTGAATAAATTTTTAACTAAATGTCTTGTAACAGTTCTTTGACAAGCCTCTGTTTCAAATTCGCTTTGTAGCTTGTTATTTGATTTGTTGCTTGACATATTCCAAGATTTTCTAATTCTTTCGATAGTCATTAAATCATAACGCTTTGAGCCATCAGGCATTACTGCAACTGCATAAGCTCCAACAATTGGATTATGCCAATTTTCGAATTTTGTTTTATGTTCTACTTGTAAGAAATTTGTTTCTTCTTCATAAGAAATATTTACTTCATCGCCCTGGTAAATTACATAGGCTTGAATTTCTTTAACTAATCCAGATAGTTTAGCAACTGCTCTATCGCCATGATATGAACGCATCAAGCCAACTTTGCCACCATAGTTAATGAAATAGCATTGCTTCTTTTGTGGGCTTAAACCCTGTACACACATATTAAGTAAAGCTGCAGCTAACGCATCTTTATCAGTATTTAATAAATTATTTGCTTTAAGTTCTAAATAAGCGAACTTTAAAGCATTTTCAGGCGAGTAGTTAGCTGGTAATACTAATTCCTTTTTATCAGTTAATTGGTTAACCCTAACTAAAACTCCATCAGTAATGTTCTTTTCTGCAATTGCATTTGCATTGATTTTTTGTAAATTGTTTTCCATATTTTCCTCCTAGTATTTTAATTCAATTACATTCTTATCTTTTTCAATTAAAGCAACTGTGTATTGCTTATCAATTTTAGTGATGACAATTCCATTTTTGTCATCTTGAACAAATCCTGTCTTTTCCAATTCTTCTGTTTCTAACTTACTTAATTTGTAAGTAGGACAGGTTAAATCTTCATCATAAATAACTTCCATTTCTTCCTCCTAAATAATTATGATTTTCTTTTGTTCTTTATCACCTACAACTGTGCAAATAAGTTGTTCAGTTGTTAAGTTTCTAATCTTTTCCATATCATCAAAGCCCTCTAATCTATCTGCTAAAATTGGTAGATCATTAGTTCCTAGAATTTCTCTAATCTTATGGATGAATTGGATTCCAACCTCTAACTTTTTAGATGTGTTTACGTTTCCAAATTCGACTCCATCAACTGTTGCATAGCAAACCTCTTTTACACCATCGTTTGAAATGTTATCTTCTAACATCACAAAATCAATTCCTGTTAATTCTTTTGCTTTCTTATTGATTAAAGAAATCTTTGTTTGAATGAATGAACTTACTAATTCAAGTAGGCTTTCAATATCATTTAATTTTGCTTGAGTATCTTTATATTTAGCTTCAAATTCAAGTTTTGAAGCATACTTTGATTGTTTCATATATTCAGCTTCAATTGCTTCCTTAATAGGCGTTAATTCAGTTTCTAAACGCTCTATCTCGGCTGCATTTGCTTGTGCTTGGTTAATAATAACTTCATCAATCTTATTTTGAATTTCAATGATGTTTGAATCATCTACTATAATTGCAGTAGCATTTAATGTATCAATCTTTGTTTGAATTTCATTAACCTTTGATAAATCAATAGGCTTTGATGATGCAGCCAATATCTCATTGTTAATGTTTTCAATTTCTTCATTTAAAGATTCTAGCTTATGCTCTGCTTCTTCTTGGTTGGCTTTTGCTTCTCTTCCAAGATTTGCATTAACCTCGAATTGCTTTTGCATTTCTACAATTTCAATTTCAGTTCTTGCATTTTCATTTTTGATTCTTTCTAAATCATCCTGCTTTTGCTTATTGAATAATAACAACGCTCCCTCATCTGCAGGAAATATCATTCCACATTTAGGACATGTTACATAACCTTTGAACTCTCTTTTAGAAATTTCATCATAGGCTTTATTTGCTACTTCAATTCTTGTTCTTGAATTTTCAATTCTACTTTGTAAATCAAGAACTTGTTTTCGCTTTTCATCTCTAGTTGATTGATAAGCTGCTATAGTAGTTGAAATTGAGTTTCTACTTGCTAACTTTCCTCTTAACTCTTCATTTAACTTGGTTAATAGCTTGTTTTTGCCCTCATTGGCTTCCGCCTGTGCAATTTGTAAATCTTTTCTTAAAAGAGCTAATTCTTGGTTTCTTTTTGCCCTTTGTTCAGTTAATTCCAAATCATAGTTAGCTTGTGCCTTTTGTAGCTCTGCTTCTAATGTGTTTGTAAGATTTGTATCGCCTCTCTTAAGGTTTCTAATTCTTACATTTAAATCATCCTTTTTAGCTTCTAGGGCTTCTCTTTCAGTTGAATCATATTCTTCTATATCTTGATAATCTGCTAGAGCTGTTTCTAACGCTTCAAGTTTCTTATTGGCTTCTAATCTTTCAGCCTTTAAGTTTTGGCGCATCATTGTGAAATCACCCATATACTTTGATTCATGCTTTTGTAATGGTTGATATTCAGGATACATACTAAATACTTCTTCATTTGTTACAGAACATCCTAAATCGACAAGTAATTGTCTTAATGCTTTAGGGTCTAACTTTTGTAAAGGATAAAGTGGATCAACTAAAACTCTTAACTCATTTACATCCTTTGAACTCTTAAGCCCTGGGATAAAATTGAATTTACTATAAAGAACATCGCCAAAGGATTTAGCAGTATAACCACTTGCGCCATTAACTTGATATTCTGTATAATGTCCGCCTGTAGGTTTAGTTTTTAATAATTTAGTAAATGTTGAGCCATCTTCAAAAGTGATTGTTACGTTTGTATGTTCACCCTTTTTAAAATCAATAGGAACGATTGAATCTAAATCATTTTCACCAACACCCCATTTATCAGTTAAAAGGCAATTTGTAATAAACCAATGAACTGCATTTAGAACAGTTGATTTACCAATGTTGTTAGCACCTGTTATGATATTTGCCATATCATTTACATTTAATTCGATGTGTTTAATACATCTAAAATTAGTTATTTCAATTTTTTTAATTTTCATTTTTATTCTTCCTCATTTTCCAATTTATTTTTTATGAATGTTTCTATTGTGTCCCTTTCCTGACCGAACACAATTCTCATTTGTTTATCCATTCTTACTTTTCTAGTTAATTTCCAATTGAGCTTTAATGACCTTAAATCTCTTGTAAAACGTTTATTCAGGTAATCAAACACTTGTTCTTCATTGCCTATCTTGTAGCCTTTAGAATCACTTACAACTATCTTTTGGATGATGTCGCAATCATTGATAGCTCTAACATCTGCTTCCATATCAACACAATTTCTTTGTGATTTGTCATCGTATGAATAACCACAATGCTCGGCTAACTCTTTCTTGCTTATAAAATCATCTTCGGTGTAGTGTTCTTTTAAGTAGGTATATAATCGCCATGCTCTTGGTGTTAAATCAGCCATTTGCAGGTTTAACCTCCGCTAGAATCATCTTTGTTAATTCTTCTTTGTAGTTAAGACCATTTATTTCTAAAACTACATCTCTTTTAGCTTTGCTTGGCATATACCTAGAACAACTTATTTTCTTACTGTCTTGCATCATTTGTGATGCTTTAGTTTTCCCTATATCAAAGTAAGCTTGAATATCTTTTAAATCCCATAAAGGTTTTAATAATATTTCTTTTCTTCCCATTTTTCATCACCTGTGTTTGTGCTTTAAACTCACAATTTAATCTAAAAAAATTAGTCTAAATCAGTTCTTACTAAATTTAAACCTGATTGATTAAAAATAGTAATCAATGCTAACTTTTCAGCTTCAGAGAAATTATTGCTGCTTTCTTTTCGAGTATATGTTTCTCTTGAAATTCCAATCTTTTCGGCAATCTCGGTTTGAGTTAAACCTACCATTGTTCTATAACCCTTAATCTTATTTAATTCTTGCATTACTAATTCACTTCCTTATAGATAAATTTTATATGATATACTTCCTTTAAGGCTCTTTTCTTCAAATTCCCTAATTCATAAGGCTTTCCAGAGCCAACGATTCGGTTTTGATACTTTGCTACAATGTTAGCAGTATTTAAACCGCTCTTATTTAACTTAATAGTTAAAGGCTCAATTTTATCATTTAAGAATAAATGTAAAATGTTTGGATCACCTATGTTCTTCCAAGCCACTTTTACAGGCTCATTATTGCTTCTTACATAGCCAATATTACACATTTGTTATCACCTCAAATTTACTATGAACTAATCTAGTAAAAGGAACAAAATAAACTTGTTTGCTTTTAAGTTCCTTTAGTAAGAAAACAACTGTTTTACCATTGATTGTTTCCTCTTCTCTTTCTTCTACAATTTCGAATTGCATTCCATTAACTTGACTCTGTAAAACATTGCCAACTTCAAATTGCTTCATTTTATCTTTCCCCCTTAATTTCTATACTTGGCTTTTTTACTTCACCCTGTATCATAAATAAGATTTGCTTCTTATGATACTTGGCTTCTTTCTTTGTTAAATGCTTCATTTGTGCTATTACATCAGCACCAGAATAAACTGTCAAAGTAAATAAGTTTTCCATTTTGTTCCCCTTTCTTCTTTGTGCTTTAAACTCACAAAACAAACTATAATTTCACACCTTTTTAACATAAAAATAACAATTTAAAAGTGTATAATTTGAATTTGTTGTTTGTGCTTTTAATTAACTTACAACACCATTTTATACTTGTATTTGTGATTTGTCAACACATTTTGTGCTTTTTTATCACTTTTATTTTAAAAATGTTTTATTATTATAAATTGAGGTGTATGTTTTTGGAAAAATTAAGAAATGTGCTTTTAAGATATAGACAACTAAATAACTTAACGCAGCAAGAATTGGCGGATAGATTAGGGGTTTCGAGAAATAATTTAGCAAATTGGGAGCTAGGAAGAACAACTCCAACTATTGAGGTTTTTACTTTAATATCTAATAAATTGGGAATTGATATTAAGCTGCTTATTGATGATGTAGATTCTAACGAAAAAGAGTTAAATAATACTAAACTTGCTTTATATAATCAATTGGGAGAATTGACAGAGGGACAAGCACAAGAAATATTAAATTATATAAATTATATAAAATCGAAAAAGTGATATAAAGTGATATATTATGACTAGGAATGAAAAGCAATTACAATATCTTTATGATAAAGGCATTGCCCTGGATTATTTTCCATTAAATAATTTGGATGCCTTTTGTGTTGATCTAGGCAATGATAACAATAGAATCTGCCTTAACTCAAATAAAAAATATTCCTCTATAAGTGAGTTTTGGATGATAGAGCATGAATTATCACACCTAGAACAAAAAGCCTTATATAGCCTTAATTCTAACGCTTTAACAATAAAGAAATACGAACGTAAAGCAAATGATAAAATGATTCTAAAGTTCGATTTACCAAACAAGATTTTAGAGCTACTTAAAAAAGGCTATTCTTCTAATGAAATAAGGGAAAATTTAGAAATAACAGAAAATGTGTTTGAAAGTTGTATTGATTATTTATTAAGAAAAGGAAAACTATAAAATGAAAAATAGAGTAAAAGAACTATGTATAGAAAAAGGAATTTCAACTCCAAATGAATTTGCTTTAAAGGTCGGCATTGGTGTTAATATGGCAACTGCTATTTGGAATCAGGAAGCAATAATTGAATTTAACCTAATAGAACATTTAACAAACTTCTTCGGTTGTTCTACTGCTTATCTTTTATGTGTTAATGAGGAAAAATAAAAAATGCCTGTTTATAAAGATAAAAACAAGCATTGGTATTTTGTAGTAACAATTAACTACAAACAATATAAAAGGGTTAAATGGAATAACCAATATATGCTATCTAAAACGGAAGCATTAAAGTGTGAGCGTGAGTTTATAGATTCTATAAGTTTAAGCAGTTCTAATATAACCTTATATAAATTATTTGATGAATTTACAACTGCAACAAAAAGCACTTTGAAAGTATCTACTCAATATAAGTATGTAAAATTTAAAAGAAATTATCTTGTTTTAATACCTGATAAGAGCCTAAAGGATTTAACTATTGCAGATATAACAAAATGGAAAAATGAGCTTGCAGCCAAAGATTTAACTATTGAATATAAGAATAGAACGCAAAATCTTTTAAAGAAAGTTTTAGAGTATGGAGCTATAGCCTACGATTTAAAAGCAAAATTACAAATTCCACTTTTAACCCCTTTTAAAGAAAACAATGTAAAAGATATAACTAAAAAAGAGAAATGGCTTAAAAAGAGCGATTTCTTATCTTTAATAAAGCCTTTAGAAATAAATTCATATTGGTATGTTGTCATTTGGGTTTTATATTTCACAGGTTTAAGAATTGGTGAGCTTGCAGCCTTACAAGTTAAAGACATTGAAATAGATCATCTTACTATTAGCAAAGATTATATAAGAGTAAATGGAAAAGATTACATCCAAGCACCAAAGAATAAAAACTCAATTAGAGTTGTTGCTTTAGATGATGTAACAAGCAAGTTATTATTCAAATTTTTTGAACACTTGGGACAGGATGATTATATATTCAATATTAAAAAGCATTTCTTGAATCAACAAAGATTAAGAAGAATCTTGAACAAACTACAGGATGAAGCCAACTTGAATGATTTAATTATAACCCCGCACACCTTAAGACATAGTTATTCTTCTAATTTAAAGGCTTTGGGTTATAACGAGTATGTTATATCAAAATTGATGGGAAATACTCCAGAGGTAGCAAGTTCAACATATATTCATGCGGATGTAAATTTAAAAGAAATAAGCCAAAAAATTAAAGAAATTAAGTAGAATCTTACTTAATTCTTACTTGAAAAATAAAAAAGAGCCTTAAATAAAGGCTTTTTTCTTTGTATGGTGTACCCAACGGATTTAATACGCTTATTTTCAAATTGTTTCATTTTGTTTCAAAAAGTTTCAAATTTTAACCTATTTATATAATATAAATGATGCAATTTAGATAAATTTCATAAAAAAGTTTCAAATTGTTTCAAATTTTACCGCTTTATTCTTACTTGATTTTTACTTAAATAAAAAAATATGGATGCAATGTTGCACCCATACCGATAAAATAACTTATAGGACATTTTAATTATAACCTATTTTAGGCAATAAAAAAAGAGGTGGTTTTTAAGCCACCTCAATTTTACCTGTACCAATAAGAATTGGTTTATTGCTATTAAGTTCTTTGATTTGTTCTTGTTGCTTTCTTTGAATTTCAGCTTCTACTCTTTCATTCTTCCATTTGAAATAGCTTTTTAAAATATCTATCTTACATACATAAGAAGCTGTAATTGTAGAGTCATAGATTCTATCTGCTTCAACGAATGCAGTTAATATTCTTGTAACTATCATAATTAAACTTGACAATACATTTGCAATAATTGTTATAGTTGATGTATCGCCAAAGCTCCAGATAGACAAAGCTAAAATTGCAGAACATAAAATGTAAGCCCAAATTTTATTGAATGATGCTTTGTTAAAAGATTTGCTATAGGCTTGATTTCCTCTTGTTAGGATTCTACCATTGCCACCAACACGCTCAACATTTTGGAAGTCATCATAGAAAACCATATAATATTTAACTCTAATAATATCTATGATTTCTTTTATTCTTTCAGGCTTGATTTCTTCTTTTAAAATGTTAATTTTGGCTGTTAAAGACATTTTCTTTTTTGCACTATATGTCTTTATCTTTTTACGCTCTAAACGATTTATACGCTTGTTTATTTTGCCAACATAAACACCTATTTTAGTATTAAGATTAAATTCTTCTAAATACTCTTTCATGTCTAGGTCTTTATCTTTGTTTAATGAATTATATTCATCCATAACATCAAGAACATTTTGTCTTGCTGCCGTTTTATCAAAGCGAGCATTTACAACCGCTCTAAAAAGCAAGAATATACAAGCTGTTAATGCTAGTGTTCTAACCCAAAATTGCCAACTTGTTAATTTTGTAAAATCAAATCCCATTGTTACAACTTGGATGCCAACTATTGCCATAGCGCTAATTACAATTTCTGTAATGGCTGCAATATATTTTGGCTTACCATATTTATTAACTACTTTCGCAGCTTGTTCTGTTGATTCATTGATAAAATTATTCATTCTTTCAGTTAAATCCATAAAATAACATCACCTTACTTTGTTAGAGTTTCAACTCTTTTATTGATTTGGATTTGATGCTTTGCTTCTTGTCTTAAATCCCATTCAGCCTCTAAATAATGAAGTGTTAAATAGTCAACCATTATTGAGCAGATGATAGAACTTAAAACCTTTATTAGAGTATTACAAGCTAGATCAACATTTGCTTTGATTAAATTCAAAAGCAAGATACCTCCAACAGGAAGTATCAAGCTATAAATCATAAGAATTGTAAATTTGAATCTTTGTTCTTTTAGTTCATCTTGAGGCAACTTATTTAAAAGTCTTTTAACACCTTTTAAAAGAAATACTGCAATGCAAACAACTAAAACCAAACCCACACCTGTTAAGCGTGTCGAACTTGATTTAATTAGGTCATATTTAACACCTATAATAATAATTGGAGCTACTAAAGCAAAAGCCAAGTAAAAAAGCCCATAGATTAAAAAATGGGCTTTTAATTTATTTGAACTCCAATGTTCAATATCTGTAAACCACATAGGAACACCTCCTATTATTTAGATAAGTCAGCAGTAATACTAGCGCATGCTTTAGCAATTTCTTCTGTTTGGCTGTTAGATAAATCTACTAACTTTTGTTGATTCTCTTTTTGTATTTCTAAAATTTCGGCTTTTAAGCTTTCTAAAGTTTCTTGATAAGCCTTTTCTCTTTCTTCAATCTTTTGTTGATTTTCTAAAGAAAGTTTAGCGAATGCTTCTTGATATGCTTTAGAAGTTTTATATTCTTTATGTTTATTTAAAACAATAGTGATTATACAAGCTAGGATTGCAGTAAAGTTAGCAACTAGATAAGCGATAACCCAACCAATGATTGCTTCAAATTCATCCCATTTTAGATTCTTTAAATGGTAAAGGAAGAATTTAAGAGCTTCTTCATCAGTTTCTACAATTTCAACTGTTTCCTCTACTTCTTCAGCACTTACGGATATTGATAAGCAAAAGCAAAATAAAAACCCTAATGCTAGGGCTAAAAAACCAAATAAGAATTTCATTTTATTTTTCATAATTAAATACCTTTCCTTTTTCTTTTATTTAATACTTAATATTTATTATTATTTTGTTTTAAGATTTAAAGAATTAACAATAAGAGTTAAATCTTTAAGAGCCTTTTTTAAGGCTTTGTTTTCTTCTTTCAAAGCCTTAATATCACTTGAATGCTCATTTAGGACAGTGCCTAATTTCTTTTGTTTTTCTTCTTTTGCGGAAGTATCTAAAATTAAATCTTTAGCATCAACACCCTTAAAGGTGTTAGTTTTAGGATTATCAATAACATAAACTTGATTTTGTTTCATCATTTTCTAGTACCTCCCTAAAGAATGTTTGTTCCATAGATGGCAATAGGGACACAAACATCATTATTAGTTTCATTTGTTGAATTATCAACGTATTTTCCAGCCATAATTTTAAGTTGGTTAGCATTACTACTATAATTTTCAATTTCTCTATAACAAACAGCAACACCTTGTCCGTAAGATGCGATAGACAATACATATTTTTCGCCAACGGTTGAGCTTCTCTTAAATTTTTGGAATGTATGAGCAAAACCATCACCAGCTGTATGGCTTATTAGGTATTCAAAAACTATATACTTATAGCCACTCATATTGCTTGTTGTTATTGTTTGATTTGAAAAAGCACTTTCAGGACTAGGGTTTTCCCATAATATTACACCCTCTGCATTGTGTAGGTTTGTAGCTTCCTCATCAGTGATATGCTTTGAAGCGTGATATTCGCTATGTGGGTATGGGTGTGTGGATTTGGTTAGCATTATGTTAGAAAATGTTACTGCTGTGTTCCAAGCACCGTATAAGAACTTGATTTTAACATAGCCATCACTAGTAGTTGTAAAAATTCTATCGGCACTTCCGTAGTCAACGCTTTCAGTTCCACCCTCTCCTAAAGTTATACCTATTCTACAATTTCCACTTACTGTAAAACTTAAACAATACGTTGTATTAGGGTTTAAATTAAACACTTTGGCTTGTTCTTGTGTTCCATTATTGTATAATGGTTCTTCATAAGGATACAAATTCAAACTATCAACGACATCTTGCCTAATCATTTGAGCCATATTGCTGTCAAGTGGTAGTATGCTCTCGCCCTCGATTGGTGTGTCGGTGTAGGCTGTGGCTAGTTTGTATTGTGCCAAGCCTGTTGGCTTTCCATTTGACATACAAATGACAAACTCATTAGTTGATAATAAACCTATATAGCCAACCCCTCTTGCAATCCAACCATTATAATCGGTTTTATAAGCACCAACATAGTTACTGCCAACTATAACAACATTAGTTTCGATTGAGATATTAGGAAAATTATTAACACTACTTCGCCAACAATTTGTGTCAACTTCTGTCCAATTCAAACTACCTAAATCAACAACCCAACTCTGTCTTGTTTCACCATCTTGGCTGTCAAAGCCTCCCAAGTGGTATAGGGATTTGTTCTCTTGAGCAGTTGCTCTGCTTGTTTCACTATCTAGGCTATCTTTGACAAGTTTTTCACTTGGGTAGTGGGTGTCATTTGGCGTTGTACTCCAAGAGGTTACTTTATTATAGTCGTTTTCAAATATTACATTGCTTACTCCAACTGTTAAATTGCTTCTAATTGTTAACCTAGAAAGTTTTGAGCCGTCAAATGCAAAAAATTCGTGAGTGCCACTATTTGTCCTTAAATATCTATAAGAAATGTAATTTCTTACTGCTATTGTGTGTTCGTTTACACTATCGTATTGTTCTTGAGTAACACTTGAATTTGCATCTATAATATTAAACTTTGCTAACTCTTGCTGTATTTCAACTAAAGTGTTGATAATATTATCTGCACTTGTTCCTGTTGTAAATGTAGTCCAAGCACTATTTAATGAACTAACACTTGATTCTAATTGAGTTAGTCTTGTTGCAATTGTTGTATCGCTTCCACTTATTGATCCGATTACTTGCTCAATTGTTTCAGCATAATCATTGATAGCGTTAATTGCAGCTTCTAAATTTGTATATTCAATACCTGCAATTGTAATAGCTGGAATTGTTATATCTTGCTTACCACTCAATAAATTATTAACTTGAGTCTTTGTGTAAGTTGTTGATTTATCAGCCTTACCATCTAGTAAGCCATTAGTTTCGCTCTTTGTGTAGCGGTTATCAACTGCAGTTTGTAAAGTATCAATTAAACCTTTTAAAATATAGCCCTGTTTGGCTGATAAAGGCTTGTTTGCAAGTTCACTAGTTAAATTATCAACTATATCACTAAAACTTATTTTTGAGCTTGTAATGCCATCAATTAAAGATTTATTATTCTTGATATAAGTAACAATTTCTTGTAATTCATCTAAATCAGTATCATTGCTTTGTAGCAATGCGTTGATACCATCAATTGCATCCTTTAATAATTTACCCTGATAAGCACTTAAAGGCTTATTTGTAGATGTATCATTTAAGGCATTGATAATATCTGCAATCTTTACTCTAGTGTTAATATCAGTTTGTAAAGCATTATCAGCTTGTTGTCTTGCTGTTGCTTCTTCGCTAACTTGAGTTTCAGTAGCAAGTTCTGCATCACCCTTTTTAAAACTTGTTGATTTAACTAATGCAGCGACAATAGTTTGTTGATTATTATTTTTATCAGCCTTACCGCTTAAATTATTTTGTAATGCTTCAATAGATTCACTCAAAGAAATCCAAGCACCGCCATCACCTAAAACTAAAACATCATCTAAAACAACTGCGGCATCCTTAACCTCTAAAGTTATTTTAGCAATTGTTTTTGTCATTTCTACGGATGCAGCCGTTTTCTTCATCTTGAATGAAATTGTTAATTCTAACGCACCTGCAACTGCAATATCTCTTGGATTGAAATCGCCTTTCCAACCATAATAACCATTAAAGGCTTCTGTGTTATCGTGAGTTGTAATTGTTGCATAATTGCCTAAAATTCTTCCATCAGCACGCTTTACGCTATAAAGTGGTGAAATAGTATTGTAACTATTTACTGTGCTTGTAGGAACGAATATATGCAATTTATTAAACTTATCGCTTCCCCTTACTATTGGGTCGCCTGATTCATTTGAAATATTTTCAATTTCAAAATTACTATTTAAAAAAACTTTCATAAGTTTCCTCCTTATATTATTTATTCATCTTCATAAGTAGCATTTGGTAAATATACTGTAAATGCCAAGCTCTCATGTTCATCTTTATAGATCACATATTTTTCTATAGGTGATACCATCCAACCGCTTAAAGCGTATTCTGTTGTATCAAATTCAGGAAGTTTTCTTGAAACACTAATTGGCACATCATCCTCATTATCATAATAAGTTAATATGCAAGTTAATGAATATGCTTCACCATTGTTATCTGCATAAGGAACATCCTTTTGAATGTAATTTCCGCCATTGCTTTCAGCAAGTTTTACACCTGCACTAAAGTTATCTATTGTTTTAGCAACAACAGTAACACCGCCATCGCCCATACTATAAATATTAGCTCTTAATAAAACTTTTAGTGGGCTTTCATCAGCAGCACTTCTATAAAAATCACATCTTAAGAAATATGAATAACTTTGGCGTAGTTCAATTGAGCTATCATTTTTAAAATAAATATGTCTTTCTTTGATATTATCAAGTGCTATTTTAGTTGCTTGATATTGTGTTCTAACACCTATAGAATCAGCTTGCTTGTTATAGTTTGTTGAAGCATTTATTGTATACATAATATGCTCTCTTAATATTTCCATAACAATTGAGCTAACATACCAAACTTGATTATCATATTCGAATTTTGTATTTGTATCTAAAGGGCAATAGTCTAGCGTTTGAATTGTTAATTCAGGTGTGCCTAAAAAACTATTTGATATAGATATATTTTTTCTCATTATGTCATAATCAATATAGTTGGCACTGTTTCCATAGCTTCTTGAAGTGTTGAAATAAGCATTTTCATTAACAATGTTTGTTTCATCCTTAACATCCTTAACATATTGATTTGTTATAGGGTGTGCTTCAACATTCCACTTGACATCCATAGGGTTTGTTCTTTCGTTTGTTGTTGAATAATAAACTCTACAATACTCGCTAGAATCAATAGGAATATTGCTTGTTGCGGTTTGTTCTTTGTCTAAACATTCCTTTAGCATAGGCTGTGCAGATACACCCTGGATATTACTAATCCAATTATCTTTATAATATTTATAAATGCCCTGTATCTTGTTATCGCCTGATTTATAATAACAATATTTTGGTTGTTGGTTTGTAGGCAATGCCATGTAAATATCTTCATTTAACATATTGCTTGTAATATCAAACCATTTTTCAACTCTTGAAGTCGAATTTCCATCTTCTCTTCTTAAGCCATTAAAAACGTAATTATAACCAACTATAGTGCCATTATAAACATAATCGTTTTCATCGAAATCAGGATTTGATTCCCAAATTTCTTCCATTAACTCAACAAGCCAATCAGAGCCATATTTTGGCTCGTTATTATTGTTTTCATCTGTTATAGATGCAATTCCATCCTTAATGTCATCAAATGTTAAATCTGTTAAGCTTCCTCTATTCCATCTTTCAACTTCTTCATACATTTCTTGATTAACATAAATATTTACATGTTCAATAACTTCCGTAAATACTTGTAGCCTTACTGCCTTTTCAATCTTTGCAGGTAGTTCGATAAAACAATTATCAGCATTACAAATGTTATTATCGCTTCTACAAGTTAAATTAGAATATTTAGTAATAGTGTTTCTATCTACTACATTATCAACTTGAGATTCTAAACACTTACAATAGTTATCAAAGTTTTGTTCATAACTTACATATGTTAAAGTATTATCATTAAACTGTATTTCATTTATTGAATCTAGGTTAATAGGCTTAATAATAAAGTAAATGCTATAAGCGTTTTGGGATGTTGTAATTGTATCCCAAAAATCAATTTTCATTTTGCAATTGTGTATTGTGAAAATATCATTTGCTATTTCAAAAGCAGTTGTTCCTTTATCATATGAATAAGAATGTCTATCAAGAGAGTTCCAAGCATTAGCTCCGCTTGTTGGTATATCAAAATGAATATTATATCCTGTTATATTATGGATTAGTTTTGTTAAAACATCTAAATAATACTTATCATTATGATTTGTAAATGTTTTAGTTCCTATTTGGATTGTTTCAAGTAATGCTAAAGGCTCTACAAGAGTTACATCATGAATATAATACATTTCGCCATCTGGTTGTTCTCTTAAGTATTTAGTACATTTAGAATAACCAAAATAACGCTCATTTCCTCTTTGTATTGGTGCGATATTTGCACTTGCTATCTCAAACATTGTAAATGGTGGGATATTATACTTTGCTTTAGTAAATAATGTTGCTGGGATAATCATTTTAAATGTAGTTATTGCAAAAGCATCATCGCATCTTTTTTGTTGATTTTGATTTACTGTGATATAAGGAGTTATATCTATACAAGTAGATGGGTTTGTTGTTCCATCTTTTGGATAAATAAATATTTTCATTATTTGTTCCTCCTATATCCTATAGCTTCGCCTACATTATTAAAGCCTGCTCTAGCAAGTCGCCTTTGTGAGCTTGCTTGCATTTCTTTGTTTTCCCAAGATTGATCTAATGCTGCAGTAGTTAATCTTATTGCAGTAGAAGCTATAGCCACCGCTGGATTTACAACAGCAAGCATTCCAATTCCTAACATATCTTGAACATTATTAACTATTGCCTGATTATGACTATTTCCTGTCCATTTTCCAACATTAGAAGTAATGTAGTTAGCAGTTTGTTTAGCAAGCATTGTAGCGATTGCTAAATTCTTAACACCAGCTTTAGCAGTTGATACCTCTTTAGAATTTGCAGTTGCTATTTCTTGAGCATTAGAAGCACTTGCTAACGTTGGTGTTTTCTTTGTTAAGGTTTCGTTTCCACCTAAATTGTCTTGAATTATAACTTTTACTTCTGCCATAATTCATCACCTATCCTTTGGATGTTAGTGTAACTTTGCAATTAACATAACCGCCTCTAACAACATCTTCTGTATATGATGTTATTTCCATTTCTTGTTCATCTAAAACAACATTGTTTCCATCATCAATGGTTACAACAAAGGAATCTTCGGTTTCTAGTGCTTGGTGTAATGAATTAGATTTGATTTTGTAATATTCAATTACTAAAGATAGTGATTTGCCTTTGTATAAATTCTTTTGCAATTCAACTGTATTTGTAAATTCACTATCGTATAACTTTTGTTTTACGAATGAATAATGATAATCGCCAACCATTTCAGCTTCAACAGGCTCATCATCTTCATAATAGTTAAAAGTTATTGTTGCGCCTGCTGCTTCAAGCAAATTAGGAGCTACAACAAGCATAAAGTTTTCATAAACAACTCCTAGCTCATTGCCACCCTTAATTCTTATTCCAAATTGAGTTGATGTTGTTCCATTATCAACTAATGTATAGTCAACATTTTTAATGCTTACAGGTGCATTAACCATAGCAGTTATTACATCCCTAACTATCGCTAGTGTGGATGCAAAATCATTTGTAGTATTATTTGGCAATGCTAACGCTAAAGTAAAATTTTCGTTTTTGATAACACTTCCACTTAACTTGGTATTATTACCGCCTGCCATTCCTAAAACGCCTGTAACAACGTATTTTTCACTTACAAAATCATTCCAATCTATTGTATCAGTTGAGCCAACAACGATATTTGTAGTTAAACCTGCATCTTCAAATTTACCCATTAGCAAGTTTGCTAATTCTGTATATTTATCTCTTTGTCCCTCTAACTTGTTATCACTCATTGCTCTCTACCTCCGAGTTAAGTTTAATTGCATCACTATCATAATGAGTAAATATCCATTCTCTAATTGCTGCATTTACCCAATGATAATGTTTATTTTCGTAACTTTTATATGTATATCCATCTTCGGTTTTAATCTTTCTTGTAATAACTCTTGCTTCATTTAAAATTGATGCGTAAGTATTTGAAGCTGTACCGCTTATGGATGTATCATCATTTCCAATAATAATTATCCATTCCTTTTCACTGCCCTGTGGAGCTTGAATGGATGCATGTAAATTTCCTGTATCATAAGGACATTTCGCTTTTAGATAATTCATTAGAGAAAGTGCCATTTCATAAGTCATAACTTATTACTCTAAAAAGATATATGATGTTCCATTAAAGAACTCATAATCTGCTCTTTTTCTAAATTGTTCAGGTTTATCGAATGTTTCTTTAACTGCAACTACAATGTAAACCTCATTTAAAACCTTAATTTTATCCTTATCTAAAACTTTACTATGTCCGTTTACTTTTAATGTAAGTTTATTGCTTGGTAAATTTAAACCCAAAGAAGCAGAAACTCTTTGAACTTCCTTTTCGCCTGCAATCTCACATTTAAAAACTTTGTTTTGTGTAATGTTATAAGCATTAACTAAATCTTGTTTGCTTTTATGAATTGTATTTAGAGCCATTTTAAACACCTCTAAAAATAATTCTATTTGTTGCTAAAGCATCTATAACGTGTTCACTAAATCTAGGTAAATCTTTATTTGCACACGCAACAGGATCACCTATTTCGAAACGATATAATGTATGTTCATAGAATGCCTTAATAAAACCTTTTTTCATTTCAGCAAGAATCTCATTACTTTCAGCTTCAGCACTTAACACATCAACTAAAAAGTTTTTAGTCCAATAAATGCCTCTATTTGGCTTTATAACCTCATTTACAAGTTCATCGAAACAATCTTGCATAAAATTATTAGCTGCCTTTGTAGAGTCTGTTAAATCGCCTATTTCTAGTCTTTTTGTCAAATCATATCCACTTCTTTCATGGAACTCTTCTTTTGTTAAATAGTTTTGGAAAGTATATTCCATTTTAATACCTCCTTTTAATCTAAAAAAAATAGGGGTAGCCTATAAAAGACTACCCACTATTAAATTAGTAGTATGTTTTAGGCTGCTAAAATACCGAATGCTTCTGGGTTAGTTACATCATAAGAGTAAGCAACTCTAGCTTTAACGAATGCACCGCCAACAACATTTGCATCGCCATTACCATCAACGAAAATAGGCTCTGCTCTAAATGCTACAGGGTCAGTAGCATATTCTGGATGTCCTACAACACCCCAAATAGCCTTTGATGCTGCACTTTGACCTGTGCCAATTGTTACATTACCTGTAACTAGGTTTGTAACCTTTACATTGAAGCCTGCAATTTGAGCGATAAAGCCTTTCTTTACTAATTCTTGAGCCATATCACCTTGTCTAATAGTTTTATTAGATCCCATAATCTTTGATAAGCCTGTACCATTAACAACGATGTATCTATCTTCCATAGGAACGCCCTTATCAGTTAAAGCACCAGCTAAAGCTAATAATGTATCATATACATCATCAGTACCATTAGATTTGATTGTGCCTGTCTTTTGGTATCTTGGGTCAGTTGAGCCATAAGCGTTTCCTGCTTTGTCTAAACCCTGTGCAGCTTTTAATAAAGTTCCAATTGCATAAGTGTTCATATCTTTTGCAACACCATAAGCTACCTTATCTAAAGCATCTGCTTTTTCATCATAAGAAGCTGCAGCCATATTGAAGCCATCTAAATATAATGAAACGAATCTATCTTTATCGATGTTTACATTGATATAAGCATTTCCATCATAAGAAACACTATTTGATCCAATAGATGTTTTATTATAATCTCCTAAAGTTACTTCATCAGTAACAGGTACCATTACTGCTGCTGCTCTTGCATCACCTACATATTTCTTTGCAAATAAACCATTTGCTACTAATTGTGAACGTAATTTCTTTGCTACGATTTGTCCGTATTCTGTTTGTGGAACGAATGTCATTTTTGTTTACCTCTTCTTTTCTTTCTTTTAAATATTTTTTTAATTAAATAAGTCAGGATGCTCTTTTTTGTATTGCTTGAAAAACTCGCTTTCTTGCCCTCCGATCCCACCATCTAAAGTAGGATTGAACTTGTTTTCAACTTTTACATTTTCGAACATGTCCTTATACTTTTCTTTTAAACCTTTAACTGTTTCATCTAAACCTGTAAAAGTCTTTTTTTCTTCATCATAGCTAGCTTTAGTGAAGTCAATTTGGCTCTTAATTAAATCAGGATGCTTACATCCTATAGATTTTAGATATTCAGTGATCTTGGTTTCTTCCTTTAAAGCCTCTGCATCAGCCTTATATTTCTTTAAATCTTCATAATCCTTATAACTGTCTACTTTCGCAGTTAATTCGGTGTTAGATTGCTTTAAGGCTTCGTTTTCAGCTTTAACTTTTGCAAAATCATCATCAACGTTGGCTTTAGCTTGGTTGATGTCTTTGCCATTTTCATCCATGATGTAATTAACAATTTCATCAATCTTTTCAGCTTCTAAACCTGCATCTTGTAATTTTGCTCTTAAATTTTGTCTTTTCATAAATTCCTTTCTTACGCATTTCTTACGAGTTGCCACTCAAAATTTTGGGTTTTGAAAAGTTTGATTTTCTTTTACGCCTAAATCATTAAAGGCAATATAAAAAGGGCTATAAAAGCCCTAATTAACTATTTATCATTGTTTTTCTCATCCTCGTTAGCGGATATATTAACCATTGCTACACTAACAAAGATTGATAAAAGGATAATAAGAACTATGTTCATTGCTTATTACCTCTTTCTTCTTGAGTGATTCTTAACCTCCAAGTATATTGTGTTAAACCATGCCTATTGCAATAGTCTTTATAATAGTCTTGCATAACTTGTGAATAATCACTTGCTTTAAATACTTGCATTTCTTTTGTAAATGGGTTTTTACGCTCTATAAGGCTATTTCTACCATTGATTGATTCAATCATCTTTGTTTGTCTAATCTTGTTTTCTAAAGAGCGTTGAATTGTTGTTTCATTTCTCTTTTTCTCAACCTCAATTAGATTGTATTTAGGCGGTTTAATGCCTTTGTAATACTTAATAAGCCTATGTTGGCAGTTATAAGATAAAAAGCCATTTTCAACAGCTTGCTTTAAACTATAAACCTTTTGCCCATCTAGTTCTTCAATAACTGTTTGAATTGGCTTCCCTTTATATTGGTGCATTCCTCTTGATTCAATGTCTAAATCAACTTTGAATATTTTTCCCTGCCACCAGCTACAACGCTCGCTTGCATTTGGGTGTGCAGTTGCTACAACATATTTGGCATTTTTGTTTTTTAAGTCATCAGTGATTAAATCATATCTAACTTTAATCTCTGCCATAGCTCTTAAGTTTTTCTTATTGCCTTTCCTATCTGTAAAGGATGCAGGATCAAGTGCGTATTCTTCTTGAAATTGGCTTATTTGTTCTCTTAACTTTTTTCCATAGTCAACATAACGACCAACTCCGCCCTCTTGGGGGTTTGTCATTAAATCTCTTATGTTTGTTATTCCCTCGTTAGCAAGAAATAAATCTTTGTTTGATTGGCTTACTAACGTTATGCCACCATTTCTTAAAGTCTTAATAGGTGTACCCTCTTTGTTAAGAAGTTTATAATTGTCTAAACATTCTTTTAAAATGCTTGATTTGTTCACATTAGCGATTTTATTTAAGCCAAGTAGATAATTATTCATCCAACTAACTAAAAGCAGATTTAAGCCTTTAATTTGTTCTTCTATGAACTCTTTATCTTTTGTTTGGTCTTTTAGCTTCTTTTCGGTTTCACTTATTAAAGAATTTGCTTCGTTTAATATAATCGCTTGGGATAGGTTTGTTGCTATACCCTGTTGAATTATAAGTTTAAGTCTTGTAGTTGTGTCTTCTACAAGCATTATTAAAGTCTTTTGTTTATCTTCCATAGGTATCACCTACCTAGAAAATGGCGTTTGCTTCTGCAAGCCCTCTTTCTTCTTGGATTGCTTTCAATTCTTCTTCTATTTCTTGTTCAGTGTAATCAGGATTGCTTCGCTTGATAGCTTCCTTTCTTGAAATAGTACCATTTTGTAATTGCATACCGATTAAAGTTTGATTCTTTGTTGGATTTATAATTGATGCAATGTTCCATTTAATTGCAAATTTAACAACGTTTCCATCTTTGTCTTTTGGCTCTAAACCACTATAAGCAACTATATCGTTAAGCATTTGATTTATTTTATATTCATTTATGCTTCTTAACTTGCTCACTGTATCCGCTGTTATATCTGTCATTGCATTTATTTCATCATCAGTTCTTTGTCCTGATTGTAATAGTCTTGGATCAAAGTCTAAAATAGAAATTCCAAACACTGCACATAAATCACCGATTTCACCATTTAAAGAAGTTCGCCATGCTTCGCTTCTTATATCGAATTGGATTCCCTGTGGTGCTATTGCTTTGTCGCTTGCGTTTGTGTTGTATTGAACAAAGAATGTTGAATCAAGCGGATTTACAAAAGCTCCTTTACTAGCCAAATTAGAAGCATTGCCACCGCCAAAGTTTAAGCCATGTGCAAAGTTAAATGAACTTGGAATTGTTGCTCTACCTCTACCTAAATTCTTATCCATTTCTTTGTAAGTGATAGAGTTTTCAATTTCCATTATCTTATCTTGAACATTTACAAACCTAGATTCAGGAATACTTGATGATGGGAATTTTGAATTATAAATTGAGTTCTTAATATCATAGCAGCCTAAACCTCTAAAAGGTAATTCAACAGGCTTATAGAACTTGTATTGTTTTAATGCTTCTGCAATGCTTGCTTCTAGCTTCTCAACAAGCCTATCCATTTCTTCTTTAGTAAACTTATATTTGTTGGTTTTATCTAATTCATCGTTTTTCCAACTATATAATTCGCAAGTATATTCTTGCATTGGCTTTCCATCTTTACTAAAGAATCTATGCTCGAAAATCATATAATTTTCATTTGCTTTAGCCTCTATCTTATCTGCTAAAATATAAACTTCTCTTATTTCTTCATCATCATAAATAAGTCTATGTCTAAAGCATTCAACATTTCTAATTTGAATTGCTTTGTCTGTTGCTTCGCCTTTAGGATATAAAACAAGTAAATCTCTACCTGTTCTTATTGCATTGTTATAAGCCTTATCCAACTTGATTGTTAAATACTCTTTTGAAAGTATATCTTCAAGTTCTTGGCAGTTCTCATAGCCTATATAATCAACTTTGTTAATGATTTTATTTACTAATATCTCTAACATTCTTGGAGCTATACCACTCATTAAGTTTGAATAGTTGGCATTTGTAAAGCCACTAGCAATGTTGTTGGCAAGATTATTATTCATGATGGCTAACAAATCTTGTCCGCTAAACATTCTTAAATAATCATAGCTCCTATATACTGATACCTTTTGAGGCTGCTTAAGCCAAACTCTCAAAGGCTCTGGTAAAAACTCGTTAGGTTTGTAATCATTCAAAGCCATTAGTAAACACCTCCGTAATAAATTTGGTATGTTCCATATTTAAACGCATCAATGCAGTGGTCGTTGCCATCTTCTGGAACATTTCCTTTTTTCTTATCCCAAACTTGATTTTCAATTTCAACAATAAACATGTCTGTGTCGCCTACTTTCTCAAATGTTGTTGGGTCGATATTGCCACAATTTAGAATCGTAACAAAATCTTCTTTTTCTATAATGCCTATAGCCCTTAAAGTGTCATTCATTCTGTCTTTCTTTTCTACAGGCAAGCAGTTATAATGTGTTCTTAAGTTGATTTCTTTTGCAGTTGCATTTGTTACCGCTGCACTATCACAACATATCTTTACGCTATTTGGATCAAGTAAACCAACTTTAGACAAAATAAAATCAAGCCACCTCTCAATTGTTGCAGCTTGATTACTTGGAGCATTTGATAGCTCATTATTTTTGCTACAATCGTAATACATTGATGGAAGCATCACAACTCTTCCCATTGTAGTTACTAGCATTGTAACTAATGCTGTAGCATCTTTTTCTATACCACTATCTAAACCACAAAAGATATAGCCAACCTGTTCATAAGGTTTTAAAACCATATCTCTAAATGTTTGCGGTGTAAGCATTTCTAAAGGCATATTGATAACTTGCTTATTCCTATCGAAACGCTTGAAAACTAATCCCTCTGCTCTACCTCTTAAACCCAAGATTTTATTCTTGTATTGTTTAGAGCCTGCAGGAACGCTGTTTCTTATTTGTTCTTTCTTTTCCTCACTTAAGGCTGCGTTATCATCCATTGTGAAATACCAATGCACGCTTCCTTTACGTTCAGGAACACTTACGATTTGATTCATAAGCTCTTCTGGATAATCGCCCTTAAACTCTTCTAAAGGTCTTGAGCGGTTTATAAATTCTTTGTAAATCTCTAAATCTGGGTTATCAGGGTTTAATGTAAGCATCCAATAATCTCTTCTCATAGATAATTCTCTTAAGAACTCTATATTGGCAATGTTTGCTTCATCTACTCCAACAACTCCATATTGGCTTCCTAGTATGTCTTTCCATTTTGACTCATCACCATAACCTGCAACTCTTAATATTTTATCTTGATCTGGTGTTTTACCATAAATCAAAATATGAGCTTTGTTGAATATGCCATGTCCGTTAGGAAAATAATCTACTTTAAAGCCATAAGTTTGTGCTATGTCTAAAATGCCATTGTCTTTTGAAATGATGTTATCTTCAACCTTACCAAGATTAGCACCGCATAGCAAATGCAATTTCTTTGGGCTTAAGGCTGCAAGTAAAATTAGTTTCAAACCTAATCCAACTGTCGTTTTACCTGCACTTGTTTGTCCCTCTAGGATTTCTTCATCAATCCCATTCGTAAAAGGGTTAAGCCTTAAAAACTTTTTGAACTTATGCCCTAGCTTAAGCATCTATATCATCACCTAATATTTTTGATGCTACATCATCAGCAGTAACAACTTGAACTTTTGAATCAACTTCGGCTTTAGCATTAACCATCGCTTCTATACGTTGTTTAGAAATACCTGTAAAATCACCTAGATTCTTTAAAGCCATATTTATTGCTTTGTTGTCATATTCAATTTCGCCTGTATCTACAACGTTGCCCTCAAAGTCGATTTTCTTTTCTCTTTTGCCCTGCTTCATTCTTTCTAATGCTTCGAGCTGTTCTTTGATGATAAACTCTAATGTAACATCACATTTTTTATTAGCTTCTTCGACTAGTTCTTGTATACGTGCATGAATACGTGGGTTTCCGTAGAGCTTGCAGCCCATTGAAGAAGCCTGACTAATCTCATATGTTGTCCCATACGGAACTCCATAAGCTAAATGGTAGGCTTTGCCTTTATTTAAGCATAAAATATATTCTCTACAGAACTTTTCTTGTTTACCTGTCAAAGGTTTTGCCTTTTTAAGTTCTTCTAGTTCTATGTCTAATAATCTATCATCCATATTAACTTAACCTACCTCTCTTTCTTTTATTACTTTAGTTTAATATTATTACTTGGTTTATATATATATTATTTAAATATAATTATTATTTATTATATTATTTATTTATTATTTTAAATATATTTAATAATTATACTTTATAGACAAAATAAAAAGGCTATTTAAGTAAAGGGTGCAGTGAAAAATTTACTTTGGGAAAAAAGTTACTTTACTCTTTAAATAGCCTATTGGGAAAAAATAATTTGGAAAACTTGATGTATAAATATCTAATAAATACTATGGAAAGTTAAAATGTTTTGAAATACGCTTAAGTTTGTGTTTTTTATTTAAAGTTTCTATGGGGGTTATTTAAATTTGTACTTATTACATATTTTTACACTAACATTATAACACATTATAATTGGGTCAATTTGGGTCAAAATAAAAAAGAGTCTTGATTTAGACTCTTTCATAGATAGCAACATAACTATTTGTCCCATAGAAAATTAAATTCTTTTCATCTTTGGTTATTTGGTAAATTTTTGTTCCATAAGAATCAACAATGAACATATTATCATATCTTTGATAAGTTCCTGTTTTCTTAAATTTATCTTCACTTTCACTTCTTTCATAATAGTTGTTGTCATCACCAAACATAATGTAGATACCATATTTATTTTTAAAAGTATAACTTGAGGTAACTTTTTCTTCTTCCTGTAAAGGTGAATTTTCTTTTAAAGTATATGTTTCTTTCTTGTTATTTGTACATCCTGTTAGTAATATGGTAATAATACTAAATAATATTATTATATATATTATATACTTTACTTTAAATTTATAATTATACATAGTTTTTAGCTCCTTTTAATTGGTTTCTTTTTTAACTAGATAAATTATACTATATTTTAGAGAAAAAGAAAAATAGGCTCTTTTAAGCCTATTTCAATTTTAACTTTAATTATAAACTATACATTAGAATTTGTGCTAGGTCATCTACTGCTCTTTTAACTAAAAGATAAACTTCACTATAACATAAATCTCTTGCTATGTCGCAGTATTTCTCACCTAATAAGAAATGTCTTGATACAACAGTTAGAGCTGTAGGATTAGGAACAAGATCAATGAATGATTCAATTATTTTTCTTTCCTCTTCCATTTGTTCTTTAAATTTCTCATATTCAATAATTCTCTTCTGTTGTTTTATAAGCTCATTTTCAATATCAAGTAGTTTTTGCTCTTGGGTGTTAGGTCTATAACCTGTATTAAAGGATGATTCCTCACCATAGTTAGGTGATTTAACTGTTGCAGCCCTTTTCATATCTAATAGAGCTTGTCCCTCTTCGCATTCTTTCCATAGAGCATACTTTTTATTTGTGTTTCTTTCAATTAAATTAAATAATCTTTTAATAGTTTGTTTATAGAATGCTTTATTCTTTTTTAAATCTATTTCTTTAGTATTACTATTATTATACTCTTTATATAAATTTATATTTAGTTTAATATATATATATTTTACTATAGCGTTTGTTACATCTGGATGTTCTTTAGCTATAGCTTCCATTTTTAAACTTCTTGCACTTCTTTTTTCTTCCATTTTTTTCTTTCCTCTATTTTTTATTTTTCAGTTTTAATGTGTAAATAAAATAGTAAATCTAATAGTATTGCAAGTGGTATACATAGAGCTGTAATCACCCAATTATCATTTGTATAAATTTGATAAATCAAAATTGCAAATAACAATATATGAAGTGAAATAAGGGATAAAATAAGTGCGGAATCGATTAGTATTCTATCTTTCATTTTTTTGCCTCTGCTTTAATTGTCCAATAGTTTTCTATTTCATCAACAACAGTGCCTTTGCTATTGATACCTGTTTTAAGGAGTAAATCATGCCAACGTTTAATGTGTTGGTTTAATTCAGTATTTTCCTTTTCCAACTCTCGAGCTTTTAGTAAGGCTTGTTCGATAGTGTTCAGTGTGTCATCATAAATTACACCTAAATTGCTTCTTAATTCTTCTAAACATCTCAATGCTTCACTAGGCTTTGCTTCCTTTATGGCTTTTAATTCAAGTAAGGATTGTTCTACTTTTTCACACATAAAAGGCAAGCAATCTTCAACTGTCATTAAAGGACTATCTGCAACTTCTAGGTCTTTAACTTCTTTAAACATCTCTAATGGTGTTTTTCTTTTTGTTTCTTCAAATTCTTTTTCCATTATTTAGTCCTCCTTATTGCAATTACATTCATTAATTATATTTTCTTTAATTGGGTAAACTGCTCTTTCTAATCTTTCTTTTGGTATTCTTACATATAAATCATTATCACATTTAGTTAAATAAATTTCTTTAACACCATTATTATGTAATGCTAATAAAGTATCAGCTAAAGCATAAGGTGCTACACAAAAAGTAACTATTTCTTTTTCCATTATTTCATCTCCTTTAAAACATTTCTTCTAACCAACTCATCTTGTTTATGATTTAAGATGTTGCAAGCTTCTTTAGGTGTAATTGAGATTAAGATATAATCTTCAATAATATATTTAAGTTCGCAACATTTCATCATATTTTGTGGTGCATTACCTAATACTTGGAAATCTCCATCAGGTATTCTTCCAAGTAATCTTCTTGAATAGTTTTTTAATTCCTTTGGCTTATCAAATATATGTAGATTCTTAATGTGAATTGCATAACCTCTTGGATTTTCTCTATTTTTAAGATAGTTAAATAATTCGTGATATGTTAGACAACTCTTATCTAATATTTCTTTTTCAACTAAATTTGTTGTTCTAAAAGTGCAATCTAATACATTTATCTCCTCAACCTCAAAATCACATTCAGCTACGATTTTGCCATTAAGTAAAACTTTGTTATTGAAATATTCTCCAAGTTTAAAATCAGTTAAAACAAAGCCTTTGTCTGTGTTATATAATTTTGGCTTTGCCTTTGTGCAATATAATAATAACTTCATATTTTTGCCTCCTTATCTTTTTTTAATTTTATATTTTTTTCATCTAAAAATTTTTGGAATGCTTCATTTTGCTCACTTGATATTTTTATTTCAATAGGCTGTGGAGTCACTCTGCAAGCTAAAGCATCACTATAATTTCTAACTTGCATTTCAAGTTGTAAACTTCTATTTATTTCTCTTTCAGTATCAACTCTACTTCTCCAAAATGTGCATTCGTTTCTTAAACGCTCATTTTCTTCTCTTAATCTGTTAAGTTCTTTTAAAAGCTGATTTTGTCTATACATCCTTTAACCACCTCTTTATTTTTCCATTTTATGAAGCCAACAAAATGTATCAAAATTGTCATCCACATCTGTATCGGAGTCATTTATTATAGCCACATAATAAATTTTATTATTGTTAAATACTTTGTAACACTTGGTGTTAGCTTCCCATTCAACATCTGTAATTTCTTCTATTGTATAATTACCATCTAAAACATATTCATTTTTTACTGCTTCAATAATTGGATTTTTATTTTCAATTACTTTTTTATCACACGCTGTTAATATAAATAATACTAATACACTAAATATAAATAATAATTTTTTCATTCTTCTCTACGCTCCTTTGGCTTTAATTCATCTGGCAGTTCTTTCCATTTGTCATCAGGTATTGTATGGCATACACAATAAGCATCTTCATGTGAATATATACTCATTCTAGTTTCAGGGTTTTTGAATAAACTTACTTCAAAATTAGTAAGTATCACATCTAGTAGAGCTAATGCTTTTCGCACATTTCTAATTTGAGGTATTGCTTCTAAATATCTAACTGTTTCAACAATATTTGTAGCATTTAATTCTATCTTTTCAGCTTTCATTATTTCGTTAGCCATTTTATCAACTATAAAATCAAAATCGTAAGAAAACTTTTTGTTAAGTAAATCAATATCTTTCTTCATTCTTCCACCTCTATTTCTCGATTTAACTTCTTATTATCAAAATTTCTACATTTTATAGTCGCAAATAAAGGGCAATTATCTTCACCACAATATTCAACTTTATCACAAATTTTTACTATTTCTCTATCAGTTAAATCACCGATTTTCTTTTTCATTATTTTTCATCCTCCAATTTATTTTTAAGAATAATTGATTGAAATATACCTGCAATGTCTAATAAAAGCGCAATGATAACACAAAATCCACAGAATATATAATCGCCATTGATTTTAATTTCATAAATGAAAATACCAATTAGCAGGATGTTTATTACTATAATTGATATAGTAAGTAATACATTAAGAATTTTTGTTCCCATCTTCCTCACTCTTACCCTTTTCAGTAGGTTTTAAATATTCAAAGTCCATACTATAAACATAATATTCGCCCTGTTCTATTGTGTTTAATATAAAATATTCTTTTGATAATTCCATTGTTAGTTTATCTAACAGTATATGAAATATCTCTTTTGAGGTTGGATGTATTTCTTTTGGAATTGGCATTTGTATATGCACCTTAACCACTTCTTTTTCTTTTTGATGTAGTATAGGAATAGGAGCTACTATATCATCTTCGCAGATTCCACCTAATTTATGAATCAACCATTTTCTAAATTTTTTCATAGCTGCTCCTTAAT